CCCGGCACCTGGCTGCGCCGACGCGAGGCGTTGGCGTTTTCATAGGAACTGGAACCGAAGAGGCGACCGAGACGTTCGAGGAGCTTCACATATCAAAATGCCTGTCAACGTGGGAGGCTCCCACCCGCACCGTGGGCGGGTATTTCGCGGGGTCGAGCTTTTGCAGAGCACGCTGACAAGCGGTGATCACGGCGTGGATTTCATCGATGCGCCGCTTAGTCACGCTAGACCCGTTGTCCGCGTAGGCCGAGAGCGTCTTCTTCAGCTCCGCCTTCTGGATGGCGAGGATTTCCTCGACCTCGGCAGCGGTGAAGCCTATGAAATAGTCAACCATATGCCGATGATCCTATGTCAACAATAGCCCAGGTGCCGAAGGGCCAAAAAGTCAAAACCGTTCGCGGCTTCATTGGAAAGGTCTTTGCTGAACGACCCGGCCAAGATGAGACGATTTTTTATCGAGGTCACTCTTCTGCACGTGAGTATCGGCTTCTTCCTTCATTGTTTCGTCCAAAAGAGAACGGAAAGCCAGCAACGTTTGAAGACGATGAAGATCGTATATTTCGTGAGATAATCGTCGCAAACCCACAAGACTTTGACGGCGATTCTTCAACTCTAGAACGACTTGTTCGGATGCAGCACCATAGCCTTCCAACAAGAATGTTGGATATAACGTCTAATCCTCTGATGGCGCTTTACTTTGCTTGCTCAGGGGACAAAGGGAAGCCCGGCCAAGTAATAACATTCACAGTTAAAAATTCAGACATCAGATTTTTCGACAGTGATACGGTTAGCTGTATAGCAAATTTGGCTCAGCTATCTAAAGTCCACAAAGACAACTTGGACCTAAGCTTAGATGAAAAAACTTTCAACAAATCTGAGCCAGCTCAGCGGCTCTTACACTTCATCAAACACGAGAAGCCATATTTCCAAGACGTGATCAATCCTACGCATCTGAATCAGGTCTTTTGCGTAAGAAGTAAGCTCAGCAACCCACGTATCATGGTTCAATCAGGGGCATTCTTCATTTTCGGACTGAACGCAACTTTGGGTGAAGCTGGGAATGGCCAAATTAAGATTTCACGGACGGAGATTAGTAGTACGGCGAAAGAGCCAATCCTTGAGGAACTTGATCGCCTGAATATCAACGACAGAACTGTCTACCCATTCATAGAAAACACGGCCCGCTACATTCGATCCAAATTTGCAAAGTCCTAAGTGAAGTCAGTCATTAACTCCCCGTTACGAATGGCGGCTCGCCCTTCGCCTAGCGCCAGCCAGCGGTTCACGATCACATCGCAGTAAGCCGGGCTGATCTCCATGCCGAAGACCCGGCGTCCGAGTTGCTCCCCGGCGATCAACTGGCTGCCGGAACCGCTGAAGGGCTCGTAGCAGAGTTCGCCCCGGAGGGTGTGCTGGCGCATGGGGATGGCGAAGCATTCCAGCGGTTTAGGTGTCGGATGATCCGGGCGCTCGTCGTTGTTGAGCCCTTCGATGTCCCACACGGAGCGCAGGTATTCCTTGTCGGCGCGGGGCGGCTTCTGCCCCTTCACCCAGCCGAAGAAGCAAGGCTCATGCGCCCACAGGTACCATGAGCGGGTGAGGATCGGGCGGTTGGGCTTGTGCCAGATGATCTGCTGGTGGACGAACGCGCCGTTCTTTTCCCAGGCCTGCTCAACCATCATCTGACGGCGGCTGGCGTGCCAGCAGTACCAAGCGGCATGGGGTTCGATGGCGTACTCGATGGCGACCTTGATGAAGCGGTCATAGAGATCGTTGTTGCGCTCCAGATCGGCTTCGTCCCACGTGGGACCGTAGGTCTCGGACCAGTCGGTATTCGTCTTGGGGCGGGTGCCGGGATGATTGGTGCCATCATAGCCGACCAGATACGGCGGGTCGGTGGCAAAGAGGATGGCGCGTTCGCCATTCATGAGGCGCTTCACATGCTCGGGATCGGTCGAGTCGCCGCAGAGCAGGCGGTGAGGGCCGAGTTCATAGAGGTCGCCGGGCTGCGTGACAGGATCGACCGGCGGCGTAGGGATAGTATTCGTATCGTCTTCCGTGGTCTCCAACCGGTCGAGGATGTCGTCGAGGGAATCCTCGTCGAAGCCGGTCAGGTCCAAATCGATCTGGCCATCGAGTTCCTTGAGCAATGCCTTGAGGGCGTCGTCATCGGTCTCGGCCAGTTCCGCGATCCGATTGTCCGCGATCATGTCGGCCCATTCCGCCGCTTCGGACTCGTAGTCCTGATAGTCCACCGGCACACCGGGCATCTGCAATAACCGAGCCGCCGCCAGCCGTCCGTGGCCCTTCGTGATGAAGCCGGAACGTTTCGAGACGACCACTGGGTTGCGGAAGCCCTGCGAGCGGATGATCTTCGCCAAAAGCGCAATCTGCGCTTCGGGGTGCTGGTTGGGGTTGCGGGGATTTTCGACGAGCTTGTCGATATCGACCAACTCAGTGTGGGCGCAGTAAATCGCAACGGCAGGCGTATCGCTCATGCCGTTGCTCGCGCTGTCAACGCGGCGGTTCCGAGCCCCGGTCTTTGGTTCTCAATTCATAGTCGTGAACGATGGTGAGAACCACATCGCTGAAGGTGGAGGACAATTCGTGTGCCCGCATCTGCTGACTCATCTTTTGGAGCAGAGTGTAAATATCATCCTCGACCGCGACCTCCCAGACATCGCGTGTCACCGCCTTGCAGGTGCCCAGTGAAAATTGTCCACTGCGGGCGTGACGTTCCAGGGCTGCCCGGGCCTTGTCGTTAATGTAGATCGTTTTCATGATCGGTTCCTTCCTTCGTGGTTTTGCGCTGCTTGCGGACACGGCGAATGTGGTCGGCGGTGCCGAAGACGAAGCGCTGGGCATCGCGAATGTATCCCTTGCGCCGGGCACATTCCCAGTCGGCCATGACGTGTTCAGCCTGAAGGACGGCCTGCTCCAGCGCGTGGACATATTCGCGTTCCTGCTCAGTCATGGGCTACCCCCAGTTCCTTGAGTTGCTCCGGGGTGAGCGCAGCGGGCTGGCCGTGGCGCTGCCACGTGTGCTCGTTGCGCCCGAAGCCCAACTGGACGCTGACAGAAGCCTTCGGCATCTCGATGCCGTGGCGCTTGAGGATGGCGTCGGCCTCGGGGTATTTAACCCCGGCCCGTCCGAGCGCCTTCAGAACCGCGCAGGCCGAGAAATCGAGGATCTTCGGGTGGACGGAACCACCGCCGCCCTTGCGATCACACTTGGCGGCGGGCGGTTTTCGCTGGTCCATAATGAAGGAGGCATGCGCCTTGGCGGCGTCCGCGTCGGTGAAGGTCCCGCGCATCTTGCCGGACTCGCGCAATTGCTGGCGTCCGTTCTTGCAAGGGATGAGGCTGAAGTCCCCGCTGACGAGCACTTCGCGTTTGTTGATGGTTTTCGTAGTCCAGTTCATGACTTTTATTGTTGTTGATGGTTGATATTTTCAGGCGATGTCGTCGCCTTCGAAAAGTTCGGTGTCGAAGCCCTGGCAGGCGAGGCTCGTGAATTCCTGCGCAACCCACTTTTCGCCCGAAGCCTGCTGGATGCGGCTTTGGAGCGAGCCGTCGTAAAAACTCATGGAATCGGCAAAGTGGCGACCCCAGCGGCTGCGCAGGAAGTTGCGGATGGCAATGTCGGTCGGCTGCCACAGGGCGCTACGGAAAACCGCGAATGCTGCGTCCCAGGCGTTGATCGTTTCTTTCAGCCCGAGGCGTTCGTTCATGTCGAGGGTGCCGAAGAAGCCCCAGCTATCGTCGGTCGGGGCGGCGGCAATGTTTGGAGTGGGATTGGTCTGTCTCATGGTGGTGCCTAGTGAATGGGTTGAGGGAGGGTTGTATTCAGCCGTCGATACGGAAGGCGTACCGAGCGTAGTTGTAGCCTTCGGAATTGACGTAGAAGCAGCGTCCGCCGGTGATCACGACGAAGCACTCCAAGGGTGGATTATCCCCGAGGAAGGCCTCCATCGGGGTGGCCGCGTCGGTCCCGATCATCGGCAGCTTGCCGATCAGTTCGCGCTGCCAGTTGGGCATTTCGCTGTGGCGGTGACGGGGGCACTCGTCCCAGGTGACGGGCTTGCGGGCGCAAAGCGGGGTGAAGGTGGCGCGGGAATCGTTCATGGCGGTGTTTCCTTTCCGGTTCAGAGGTTGATGCCGAGGTGCTCGAGCGCTTCGAAGGCGCGGCGCAGGTGGCGGATGGCTTCCTGTTCCTGCGGACCAAGGTGGCCCGCGCTGTCGGCCAAGCTCAAAATGCCTTCGCCCGTTTTGTAGTAGGCGTCGCGTATTTCGCTCAGGGCGGCGGCAGGCAAAGCGTGGAGGGTTTCGCGGGTCATGGGGGTGTTTGCGTTCTGCTTCATCTTGTTCTCCAATAGCTTGTGGTTTCTGAACGCATACACGCTCTTATCAAAAACGGCATCAAGTCTATTACCCATTTATATTGAAGTATTTGCAGATTTTCCTGCGTTCTCGCCCGCGACCGCTTCACGCCCGATAATCTTGAGCATGACGGCGGCAACGACGCTCATGGCTTCACAATCGAAGAGGTGGTTGGGGCGGCTGCCAATCTGCTCCCAAATCCACTTGCTGTTCTTCTTGATGCGCTGCTCGGACTCCATGTGCTGGAGGTAGTCCTCGGAGATATCGCCGGGCACTTGCCACAGCGGCGAGCCATCGGCGGCATGCTCCCGGCGCAGGCGGGCGAGCACGTCTTTGATCTGGAGGTTGCTCCAATAATGCATGCGGCAGACCAGCCCTCGCGACACGGCGATCCGGCGCACCGGGGAGTAGAACCGCTGGACCGGTCCCTGCGGAGTTTTGTGGACGAAGGTGCTGTGGGCGTCGCCCATCAGGGCGGTCCAGCCGTGGCGGGCGCACTGGCGGTAAACCTCATAGCTGTTGTAACCGGCATCGACGAACACCAGCGAGTCATGCACACGGAAGCGTTGCTGGATGGCTTCCAACTCTTCCCACGTGACCACGCGCTCGCACCAGAGCAGGCGCGAGGCCCCATCGGCGGACCACGAACGCACCACGAGGAAGAAGTGGTCCATCTGCACGTCTACGGTGAGGAAGCGAAGGGGCACCAGCGTGACGCCATCGGGGAAGGGGGCCGCGATCACCTTGCCACGTGAGCCGAGCGCGGCCTCGTCGGACCAGTCCTCGCCCAGGAGATAGGCGCTGGTGGCGATCTCCACCTTGAAATCCTCCACAAACTCGCGCCACGCCAACGCCAGACGCTTCTGGTAAAACTGCTGGAGGAGCGAGGTGTCGCCCTTGCGGGCAGCGAGCTTCGCCCGCAGGTACAACTCCGCGAGCTTGCCCCACGACATCGACGCCAGGCTGTTCCAGTGAAAGCCGATGTTTTCCCGGGCGGCATTCGGGTTCTGCGGCACGAACTGCCCGGTGGCGTTGAGCTTGCGGCGGTGCTCATCGGAGTCCGCGATCTCGTGCTGGCAATGCGGGCAGCGCAGCACCGTGCTGGCCCGGACCTTTTCAAAGTCATACTGTTCCTGCGCGTCCTTGCAGTCCTTCGCCCATTCGACGTTTTCCCATAAAAGGGGCTGGCGGATACCGCACTGCGGGCAGACGAAGGTCCACTCCCGCATGTCGGTGGTTTCAAATTTGCGGTGGGTGTCGTCGTCTTCCTCCCCACCCTGACTGAGGAAGATGCACTTGCCCAGCCAGCCGAAGGCGGTCACGCGGGCCTCGGCTTCGGCCATGTGCCCCTGCGGCCAACGCCACGTTTCATCACCGATCAACCAGCGGATGGAGCGGCGCTGGAGGTTGGTCTTGTTGTGCGCCCCCAGCACCCACAGGGTCATGCCGTTGGCGAAGTGGATCGTGGTGTTGCGCCGCTTGTGGCGGTCGGCAGGAAACAACGCCTTCACCGGCTCGCATTCATCGAACAGCTTTTGCAGTCGCGACTCCGACTGGTCTTTGGCGTCCTCGTCGGTCTGGTCGAGCCAGAGCGTGGGACCGGGCAGGTTGGCGATGATGTAGCAAAGGGTTAGTTCCGGCCCCGTCGTTTTCGAGGATTGGATAGAAGCCAGTATCGACACCACCCGCACCTGCGGATCGACGATGGCCTCCATCACTGCCCGTAGCCAAGGGGAGTTGTCGGAACGGAACCGCCCCGGCATGGGCGAATACGGAATGGCCGGGATGTGCTCCTCACACCACTGCCAAGGCGGACGACGGTCCGGGGAACGCCAGGCATTGCGCCAAATGGAACGTAGTTTGTTCACGGCGTGCAGTCTCCACCACTGTGCAGGGTCTCGCAGACCTCATCGATAGCGGCGGCGCACTCGCGCTGGATGGCGATGGCGTCCAGCCCCGACAGGATGGGCGGCAGTTCAGACTCAAACTTCGCCCGCATAAGCGCGATGGCTTTGCCGACCTGCGTGGTCCACTCGAGGCGGACCTGTTCCAATGCCACATACTCACCCTTGAGAATCGCTGTGCGAATCTCGCGTTGCTCGACTTCGGCCAGCAGTTTCCGAGCCTTCAGAGCCTCGTGACGCTCGACCGTGAGTTTGCCCACATGCAGATCGCGGTGACGGATAAACTGTCGCCACGCTATGACCGAGTGCGACCCGTTGGCAGCTGGCGGGGGCGCGCCCTCCAGCTTGCGCCACGCGTGAACCGTCTGGCGGCTGACCCCGAGGATGCTGGCCAACTCGGTCAAATCCTTCGCGGTGGTGATCGAGGAGTCCGCCACCGGTTCGGCCCGGGCGCGGATCAAGTCGCGTTCGGCCTTGGAGAGCGGTTTGCCCTCCGTCACCTTCTTCACGATGTTGGTGTAATCCTTGGCGAGGATGCGTTCGGCCACCTCAGGGGTGATGCCCGGGCCGGACCTGCCTGACACGTCGTTGGTCTCCATGCCGTATACGGGGTGTCAATTGCTTTACGGGCCAACTTGACGGACTTTACACACCCGTTCGCGCTCACCACTATCCGCCAAGTCTGACAAACAAAGGGCGGGAAGGATTTCTCCGTTCCCGCCTTTTGCGATAAAGTGTAAAGCGTGAAAAAAGGGGTCTCTCTCTACTTGAGGGCGCTGCTTTAGGACCCCATGGCGTACTATTCCGTATGGGACCCCGCAGACCACCCCCCTCCCCCCTTCGAGGGGTGCCCGCGGCTTGGCATGGGGCGCTTGAAAAACTGTCATGCATAATGGATACATGGAGATTGCGTTTGAAAAAGATTCCCCTCCCGGCTACATCTGAAGCCATCGCAGCGGGAGGGAATGCAGGGCCATGCACCTAATGTGCGTTGTCAACAATACCCTCGGCCTGATCGATGCCCTGTCGCAACTGCTCAACTATGTCGAGTACCGGTTGCAGGTCCTGCAGCCATATCGTGGCATGCTCAATGTCGACGCCATCAGCCATGCGGTCGCGTAACCAATCATCAATCCGATTGACCAGCAGCGGAAGTGTCACCACTCCCCGCGCTAGTTGTCGGTTGCCACGCTCTTCCCACTCTTTACGAGGAATAATTCGTCCAGCATCGATGCTGGCTTTCAGTTGGCGGTGCGAAAGCTGATGCTTGCTTGCGCAATCGAGCCACTGATCCTGCTCCCCGACAGTCTTGAGTTTGATTACGTCTCGGTGGTGTTCGACGGGTAGATTCTCACGACGTCGTGAGAATTCGAAGTTCTTGGCAAGCTGATAGCAATTTAGGAGCCGCTGATAAGTCATGCCCGTCAGTTCTATCGCTTCCTTGTAGCTCTCCCCATAGTACCCCTTGCGCATGCCTGCGATGAGCGCATCACCAACGATCCAGTCGATGCTTCGGTTCGCAACCTTGACCTTGCGCAGGACGTCATCGAGTTCCTCCTTGGAGGGGTCAAGACCGCCGAAGTCAATTCCTGTCGGGGTGAGGGTCATTTTGTTGATGGGTACGGTAAGCGCGTCGAGCATACGTTTTACGTGTTGTCAACTTGCGTTGGCCTGGGGCGATTCCGGTCCGCAGCACTTCTGTGTATCGGGCCACCTTTTTGGAGACTGCCGCACGGGTCACCCGGTGGCGTCTGGCTATCTCGGTCATGCTGGCTCCGTCGTAGTCCAGGCGCAGAACGAGCGACACGCATTCCAAGTCGAGTGTGCGCGAGGAAGCCAGCAGTTCTGCCATGACACGCCTCAGTGCCGCGGCAACTTCGTCGACCGATGATTGGCCGACTCCATCGCCATCATGGCAATCGGTGGTGTCGGCGGCGGGTTCTGTCGTGGTCACCACAGGGGCAACACAGCAGTCCAGCAGGGTGTCCTGATCGTGTTTGCCGGTGTGGTAAACGGGCAGGTCAGGGCCCGTGATCCCCATCTTGGCCAGCCGTCTGCGTTCCTTCGCGGAGAGCTTGGCCCAGGCATCGGCGTACTCACGGTCGCGCTCACGCTGGCGATCTTCGTAGTCACCACGGCTCATGATGACACCCCCTGCGCCCGCGTGCGCGTTTTTGTTTTGTTGGTCACCACCACCACACACTGGGCTAATGCAGAGCTGATAAAGCCTCTGCATTTAGCACAGAGAAAGAGAGATTTTAGATCTCTTTCTCTTATATCTTCAGATATAAGGGCTACCAGCAGAAGTACCACCCATGCTACCACTTGCCTGTACCATCCATGATACCACTGACTACCATGGTGGTAGCGGGTGGTAGACACTGGTAGACGGAGGTTATTCTTTGCCATGGAGAACCCCCTTCCAAACCTGTTGCTGGTGATCGAAGACGATGATCTTCCGGCGCGGGTTGCGGATCATTTCGAAGACCTCATAGGC